GTTTCCAGACCGTCACTTACGAACATCGAAAGTCCCCCCCCCGGTCTGCTCATCGCGCGCGCATCCTTCCCTTCAGTGATTCGCCCTGTGTTTTCGCGTCGTGACAGGGGACGCAAAGTCCTTGGCACCCGTCGTTACTCGGCTGGTCCTGTGTCCCTGTGGCCAGGTTGATGATGTGGTCTCGCACCATGTCTGTCAGGAGCAGGGGGCGGTGGCACGTAGCGCAGCGGCTACCCTGCTGGGACCACAGCGCCAGCCTGAGCGCTTGCAGCTTCCGGCCTCGAATGCGTGTAGGAGTGGGTGTCTGTCCTCGCCAGGCTTGACGCTCGTGGCTGGCATGGGCGGGGCAGTAGCCTCTGGGGACCGTGGCACCACAGCGGGGGTAGGCGCAGAACTGCATCGCTGGTGGACGCTAGTGTATACCCTCACACGGCAGGCGCTGCAGACTTTGTGAGCTTCACCTTCCCTTCGACGAGGGTGACCTCGAACCCGGGATCCATCCGCTTCAAGGCGTGGGCATAGACGCCTGCGTCGAAGCCATCCGTGTCCGTGTCGGCAATCGCGATCAGGACGCGCTGGGTGTTGAGCGCGCGGGACGCGTTGAACGTGCCCGTGTCTGTGATACCCAGTCCGCCGGTGCGCTTCTCGATCAGGGCGGTGTCGAGGTCGTCGGTCGTCGATACAATCCAGGCGAGGGTCATACCCGTCACGTCCTGGGGGGCCTTGGTGGGGTCGGATGGGGCCTTGCCGTCGCTCTGGAGAATTTCGAGCTCGTATTCCCGGTCATCCCCAACCGGCCAACCGATGTGCTGAATGAACGCCATACCTGACTCCTATGCGTCGTAGATCCCCACGCCTGTTAGGGTGAATTCGTAGATGCCGACCCCGTGAATGACCTGGGGACGCTCGGGATAGAGCGTTTCTGAAATATGCAGCGTCTCGGTGAGGTTGACCAGGAGCGTGCCGGCCACATAGAGAATCAGGTCATCCGAGATGTGCAGCGTCTCCGAAGGCGACGCCTCGAGCACATCGAACGCGGCCTCGACCGTATCCGTAATGTGCAGCGTTTCCCCGCCAGAGAACGCAATCGGCGGGCTCAGCGGCTCGACCTGCACCGTGTCGCTGATGTGGAGGGTCTCCGAGACCACCGCCGCCAGCGCTAGGCTGGTCGTCACCGCACCGTCGGCGACGTGCAGCGTCTCCGACACCGTCACGAGCAGCGGGCTCAGTCGCGCGTCGACCGTATCGCTGACATGGAGCGTCTCAGATACCTCCACCAGCAGCGGCGTGAGCTGCCCGGTGGCCGTGTCCGTGATGTGCAGCGCTTCCGAGACCGACGTCGTCAGCGTGCCTTCCGCCGCCAGCGCCGCGCCGGTCAGGTCGTCGTCGACGTGGAGTGTTTCCGTGAGGACCACATCCCCCAGCGTCATCCGGGCCGTGACTGCATCCGCAATGTGGATGGTCTCACTGACCGCCACGTCCCCGAGGGTCATCCGAGCGGTGACCGCGTCGGTGATGTGGAGGGTCTCGCTGACGGCCGCGACGATGTCGCCCATCGTCACCAGCACGACATCGCTGATGTGGAGCGTCTCAGAGAGCACCGCCTCGAGGGGCGTCAGGCTGACCGTCGCCGTATCCGTGACGTGGAGCGTCTCGCTGACCGTGACGGTCAACGCCCCGAAGGACTCCTGCACGCTGTCGGTGATGTGGAGCGTTTCGCTCAGGACGATGTTCCCGAGCGTCATCAGGGCCGTGACGCTGTCCGTGATGTGGAGGACTTCCGGATCGTCGATGCCGGCCCAACTGCCCTCGGTCGCATCGGAGACGTGCAGGGTTTCCGCCAGCACGACGTCCCCGAGCGTGAGGAGGGCCGTGACGGCATCCGCAATATGGAGCGTTTCAGACGGGCTCGCCGTGAGCGCGTCGGGGTCCGACCGCACTGCGGTCAGGCTGTAGTCGATCGACCGGATGCGCCCGTGGACCTGAATCTCCCCGTAATCGTCGATGTGGAGCGTTTCCGAGAGGGAGGCCGACAGGTCGCCTTCGATGTTGCGCTCGAGGGTCTCGGCAATGTGCAGCGTCTCGCTAATCACCGCCTCGAGCACGCTCAGTGCGGCAGACACGGCCTCACTGATGTGCAGGGTCTCGACACTGGTGACCTCCAGCGGGTCAACCGTCGCCGCGACCACGTCCGAGACATGCAGCGTCTCTGCGGCCGTGGAGAGCAGTGGCGTCAGTTCGGCCGTGGCTACGTCGCTGAGGTGCAGCGTCTCGGATGGCGTCGCCGTCAGACCGCCCATGAGCGGGGTGACCGTGTCGCTGAGGTGCAGCGTCTCGGCCAGCACCGCCTCCAGCGGCGACAGTTGGCTCTGATCGACCGCGTCCGCGATGTGGAGCGTTTCCGCCAGCGCCACATCCCCGAGCGTCATCTGCGCAGTCGCCTCGTCGGCGATGTGGAGGGTCTCAGAGGGTGGAGCCTCCAGGGGATTCAACCGGATATTGTCGACCGTCTCCGACACGTGCAGTGTCTCGGTGACGACGGCCGACGGCTCGCCGGTCGAGAGGCTCGCGGCCAGGTCCGTCTCGATCACGCGAATGCGTCCGAGGACCTGAATGACGCCGGACGTCAGGACGTGCAGCGTCTCGGCCAAGACGACATCGCCGAGCGTCATGCGTGGCGTCAGCGACTCCACGACGTGCAGCGTTTCGGCCGCATCCGACCGGGCCAAGGTCGTCGGTTGCAACCGGAAGGCTATCGTGCTGACCGACCACGCATCGGACAATCCCATCGTCCAGGTGCCAGGATTCTCCGTCGTCGGCGACGCGATCACACGCGAGGCGATGGCGACGGTCGACCCGACGGTCGTGCTCGCCTGGCCCGTGTTCCCGCTGATGAGATTCGTATAGTTCGTCGGCGCGGTCGCCGTCGTATCGTCGTCGTCGTGGAAGACCACGGTCACGACGAGGGCGTCGGTGGATTGCGTGGCGACGGACGGCGGGTCTGGCGTGGTCGAGGTCCCGGTGACCGGCGTGGCCCAGGCCGCATCGAGGATCGTGTTGTGATCCCCACCGCGCCAAACCTGCACCACGCACGACTTGAGGATGGTCGCATCCCGAAGAATCGCGACGCTCGTATCAGCAGCCGAGAGAATCTTGTAGCCGAAGCACGCGCCGGGATTCGCGCCGGTGCCGTTTTCAGGTCGGGTGTAGTCGGAGGGAACGGAGTTCTGACAGGAAATATCTCCGGCTACCGCGACGAGGACGAGATCGCCAATGATCGGGGTGCCGGGCAGCGTGACGGTCTGGCTGCCGCCGGCAGCGGTGATGATGGCCGAGGTTTCGGCGTGCTTGACCCAGGCCATTTACGACTCCCGCGGCGGAGGGTCAGCACCCGTCTGCGTCAGCGTGGCATCCATCGCCTGCTGCACAGGAGACTCAGCCGTGGGCATGGGCGCCGGCAATGGGGCGACCTGCGGCTCTGGCGTCGATTGGCAGTCCTCGAGCTGCGCGATGACGCGATCCTGGATGTGGACGCCGCCTTCGGTGAGGCCCATGGCTTAGAAAATACTCCCGCCGATGATCGGCTCTTCGAGAAAGACCGACAATCCGCCGCCGACCGCTTCGGTATAGTCCACTTCCAGCCAGAGTTGCGTGCACCGGATGTCCGTGTTCGGCCCAATCGACCGCACGCCAAACTGTCCCAAGCGATTCGCGGTCGACCCCTCCGTGTTGACCTCATTCACCGTCCACGCCGCAGCCGTGAATGGATTCGTGGTCATCTGCCGGGTCAGTTCGCCGTAACTGGCACTGCTCGCGACGGAGATGTCCGCGCCCTCGGATCGCGTCGGCGTTTCGTTGGCGATGTTTAGCCGGACATCCGACCCCGTGCCGACATATTTAAAGTAGCCGCGCACCGTGACGTGATTAATGGTCGCCCCGGCCGGGACGGTGAACACGGGAAAAGTGTAATCCTGATACTGTCCGGACACCGTCTGAAAGATGTAGGTCGTGTCGCCATCGTTCGCGCCGAGAGTGTCATCGACGGCATCGAGTCGATCGGTCCCGGCTCCCAATTGCCAGCCCGCCGCCGTGATGCCGTAGCCGGTCGGTTGTCGCTGTTCAATCGCCATGCGCGCATACCCCTATTGGTTTGCGTGAAAACTGCTGTCGAAGGCGTCGTCGTATTCCATCTGACAATAATCTAACTGCACGCTCCCGCCCGCGGCTGTCGTCGCGTTGTGGAAAAACCCTAACCCGAGACTGGTATGCGAGGCCGAGGGGAGGGCGATGTTTGTTGCACTGCTGGCCGTGGGCGAGGCATACGTGTCGTTGTTCACCCAGAGTTTGAACCAGCCATCGGTCGCCGTCGACGTGGACGAGTACCGAACTTCGTACTGGATGTCGTTCCAGATCCCGAGCGTCAGGTTGACATCCCCCGCGCCGTCCGACGGAACGTCTCCGATGTTTTTTGCGACCCGGATATGACAATCGTTCAGCGTCACGCGCGGTGACAGCGCTACAATGATGCGGTCTTCTCCCGGACCGTCTTGGTCGCCGTGGATGATCCATTTGGTGGACCACACCGTCTCGGGCGAGTTCCCCGTTGCGTCAAACCCAGAACCTATGCGAAGGCGGACACGCACATACCGCGTCGAGCCCTGCGTCGGCGCGGTCAGACCCGTCTTCTTCCACCCCGCATAGGGCTGCGCGTGCGTGCCCGTGGCGATATTCGTGGACCGCACAAAATCCCGGCCGCTCGGCCCGGTGTTGAGTTGCTGCGAGAGCGTAAAGTAGGTGCCCTCATCGTCCGCCCATGCACCAGTGAAGGCATATGGAGAGGTCGCGCCGAAGTCTGAGGCAAACAACAGATCGCCCCCACCATTCGGCGCCGGCGCCTGGATCTGGCTCGCCGGATACCGCCCGCTGCCGACACGCACCTGGAGATCGGCCATCTCAGTAGACCACGGACGTGACCCGGTCGACATGCCCAAACCGCAGGGCCGTGTCGATGATGTAGGGGTATTTCTTCTTGGCGATCTTCGGCCAGCCCGCCTTCGCCAGCAGTCCGCGCTTAATCGTCTCCGCGCTCCACCAGAGGTCGGTAGTGCCACCAGAGGAACACGTCACGCCGCTCGGATCGGTCCAGACCTTCGACGGGTTCTGGAAGATCCGCCGGACCTTATGCGGGTAGCCAGGCACCTCGAAGGTCTCGATGTCCGGCTCGCGCGCCCACGCCTCGAGCAGCGCCCGGTGAATGAGCAACGCGCCCGTCGGCACGCCGCTGACCCAGATGACATCGCCGGCTGTCCAGTCGCGATACGCGCGCGTCCCGCTGTCCCGGTAGGCTAACGGTTCGGGCCCCAGAAGATTGATGCCGCCCCTCTTGCCACGGCGAATCTCAGCCGAGCCCTTGATGTGGTAGAGGCCCGATACCACCGGAGGCGCCAGCTTGCGCTCCATCTTCCAGAACCAGCGGTCGAACTCGATCAGCGCCTGCGGCGGTGGACAGGTATCGTCCTCGATGAGCAGCAGCGCCTTGAACGATTCGCGCAGGATCGCGTCGACGAGGATGTTCTGCGCCGTGGCCACGTCAAACCCGGTCGGTGTCGACCGCACGCTGGACCAGTTCGGTGGCACGACCATCCCCTGCATGGCGTTGTACCAGTGGATATGCACCATGCCGAGCGTCGGCGTGCCGATGAGGATGCCCGTCTGGGTGATGCCAGGGGTCGGGTTGACTGGCGACAGCGCGAGCGCTTCGACCTCGGCCGTCTGCTCAGGCGTCAGCGTGCCTATGGAGGACGGGAGGCCGTTCAGGATCGTCTGGCCGCTCACTGATTCACCACCAGATGATTCATCCAGTCGTCAAAGAAGTTTTTGTACAATGGCAGGCGCACGTAATACGGCCCATACCACGACTCTCCGGCGATGATCGTCCAGCCCCTCATATCCGCTCCAGCCATCCGCCGGGGTGCATCGAAAGTAGCCAGCGCTCGCTGACGATGTCATGCCGCCACTCGCCGGGATGCTCAGCCAGGTAGGCCTCCAGCGCCCCGCGCGCGCCGCGGTCGTGCGGCCACGCGACGTTGGTATCTTCGACCACCAGCCGATCGCCGACCTGACACGCGGGCGCGTAGAGCTCGAGCTCCTGCCGCACATGCGCTTCGCTGTGGTCAGAATCCAGCACGACCAGCCGCGGCGCGCCATCCGCTAACGCATTCAGTTCGCGCGCAAACACCGGGTCGACCGAGCTGTGCTTCAGCAACTGAATCCGAGGATGCCGCACCAGCGGCGACAGGTAGTCATGCGAGATGTCGACGGTGTAGACCTTGCCGCCCTCGATCTGGAGCATGTCCATCAGCACGGCAAACCACAGCGCCGAGCCGCCGGCAAACGTGCCCATCTCGAGCACCGTCCTCGGCCGCACTCGCACGAGGATGTCGTGATAGGCCCAGAGGTCGTTCGGGCATTTCAGGATGCCGACCCCGAGGAAGTTGGTGAAGCCCCATGTGTGGTTGACCGCGTTGTACCACACCTCGTGATACTTCTGCAGCAGCGCCGCGTGCGTCTGCATCGTCGTCGTGATTTGGTCGGTGATCTGCTCCAGCGAAGTCTTCGACGTCGAGACCTTCGTCAGCAGCTCCGGCTTCGGCATTTTCAGCACGTTAGCTTTTGCCATGACCGTTCACCGGCTGCGCCTGCATGTGGACGTTGTACCCGTAGGTGCCATGCGTCCCCGGCACCCGCTGGACCTGGACCGTATGCCACGGCTTCGGAATGGGCCGCCCCAGCGTCGGCGCCTGGTCATAGAACGGCAGCCGCGGGTCGAGCCACGCGAACGACTGCTCGATAACCCGCGTCTGGTGCAGCGGATCCGCCAGCCAGCCGTGCGAGCCGTCCCCGCCATACGGCCCGCTGACAAAGACGCTGCCCTTCGGCCGCACGATCCGATGCACCTCGTCCCAGAACGCGAAGAACTGCGCCGGGGGCAGATACTCGAGCACGTGCGTGATGACCGCCGTGTGAACGCAGCCGTCCGGCAGCGGGAACGGCAGCGTCCGCGGGTCGTGCTGCAGGTCGGCCATCGTCACCGCGCCCTCTTGTGGCACGCCGCCGAGAGAGATGTCCAGCAGGATGCCGCGCTTCTTGGCCAGCATCTGCTGGATACGCTTGCTCGGCTTCGCCATGCGCCTCCTTAGATCGCGACTAATTAACAGGCGCTCTACGTACCGAACGACCAGTTGTAGGTCAGATTGAGGGCCTGGCTGTTGCTTTTGCTCGAGGACGCGAACGTCGCCAATGAGATGGCCGTGCCCGAGCCGATCGACTGGTGGGCATACTGCGCCAGGCAGTTGATGATGACGTTGTTGCTGATGTGCGAGGAGGCGTACTGCCAGGACTGGCTGAGCGTCCAGGCACCCGCCAGTGCCTGCGAGGCCGCGACGTTGGCGCGCGAAGCGCCGGCCTGGTTGACGGTGGAGTTCGACTGCGTGCCGTATTCCGAGCTCATCACGGTCTGCGTTGAGAAGTTGCTCGACTGCGCCTCGGTGTGCTGACCGATGCCGAAGTAGGACGCATGCGATGAGGCGGCGAGGCCGACGAAGTTGCGGACGATGTGCCCGTGGCCGTAGCTGGTGATGATGTTCTCGTGCCAGTCGCCGGGCGTCTCTTCGCCGGTCAGGCTGTCGACGAGGGCGCCGCGGATGAAGCCGCGCACCGGGCTCTTCTCGCTCAGACCGCGTGTCCGGCGCCGGGTGCGGGGTGGCAGGCCGTCGGACTGCATGACGTGCAGCGCGCCGTCGTGGAGATGGATGCGATCGCCCTTCTTGAACATAGCTACCTCGGCTGTAAATGGTGGACTGTCCGAGCCGGAGTATGCGCTAGATAGGGCCGCGTTACTAGACACTCTAGTCCGTCGTTTGCGTAGTTTGCGTTGTCGTGATTCCTCCCGCCATCCCATTCACGTCCATGCGTCCAGTGTTCGCTGCAGTGTGTCTCGCGCAGCCGTCAGAGCCGCCCGCTCTGTGGAGAGCTCGGTGAGAGCGTTGGCGGCCTCAGTAAGTAGTTCCTCGGCCGTGCACGTCAGTTCTATGCAGACCGGCCCCTGCTCGTCATCCTCTCGCCACATTGCGATCTCGCGCGCGTGACTTCGGACCCGCGTGATCAGGCTTGGAATGTCCATTCAGCGTTCCTCACTTTTCGTGCGTCGTTTGCGTGATGAGTGTTGGGCCAGTAACGGACGCGGGACTCGTCGGCGCCAACGACCGCTCGATGAGGTGCGCCTCATACACTCGCGCATCCGCCAGCCGGACCCGGTAGTAGCCCATCTTGCCGCTCCTCGAGCGCACATACCGCGCTTGGAGCTCGCCGGCCTTGATCTCGTTTCGGATAAACTGCGCCGAGAACCCGCCGACTAGGTTGCCGACTTCCTGGGGGGTCAACCAGTCCGAGGCCCGCTCCGTTGTCACTTGCGCTCCTGCCTGGTGGACGCCAGGGCCGCAGCGGCAATCGCTTGTGGACTGTCCTGTCGGATCGTTGGGAATCCCTCAGGGTCTAGCGCAAACCGATCACCCGAATGGGCCGCGATCTGTTTCAAGGTGGCCGTCAGCGCCGCGACTTGAGCCTCGGCGGCAGCTAATTTAGCCTCCGCGTCCCCAGACTTGATAATCATCTCCAGTTTTCGTATGTCTGATTCTAGCCGTTGAATCTTGAAGGACTGTCCGTCCCGACACATGGCGACGTGGGCTATGTCTTTCTCTAGGGCACGATGGGCCTGCGTCAGCGCCTCGTGGGAGGCCGAGAGCGCGGTGAGGGCGTCGGCGGCTTCACGTAGTAGTTCGCCATCGACATCACCAGACCAATGCGACCCGACCCGATCTAGTAACCGCTCTATCAGGGCGGGGAGGTCCGGCGCTCCGGGGGCGGCTGGCACCCCAAAAGGACACGTCGGCGTATCGTGCTCGGCTCCGCAGGCGCATGGATACCAGTTCATGGGCGCTCCGTCCCGTGTGGCCATCGGTCTTCCTGGCCTGTCCGCTGGCCGCTCCACCAGCCGCACAATGCCGCATCGTTCGTCCAGTGGCCGCCATACTCAAAATGCTGAGACTTCTTCGGGTCAACATGATCGGGATGCCCGCAATAGCCATTCGCCCAGTCGAGGCCTTCGGTGTCGCGGTAGTCGAGAAAGAACACACAATTTCCACAACACCGTCCCGAGTGCGGAGCACAGAAATCGTAAGCGGGGCGCTGACGTATCCATCGGAGCAATCGTGTCGACAACGGAGGGGTGTCGGGCCTGTCCGCTGCCTCACGCTGGTCTGACATAGCCGCTCCCTTCGCACGTCCAGCACCGAACATTCTTCGGGTCCGCCATACCGTAATCGTCGTAGGTCTTCACCGTGGTTCCTTTGCCATCGCAGGCCGGGCACCACTTGCGGTCGTCGGGCCTGTCCGCTGGGGGTGCAGGCACCGGCCCAACATTTTCAGCCGCGTTCGTCACGGTGAACATCTTCCACAGGTTACTCATGGGTGGGGGACTCCTGACCGCTCACATATCGAGCAGGGCGCATCGCCGTTGTTAATCCACACGTCGCCGTCCTCATCAACGCAGACGTGACCGGGACACCCGCAGATGAGCGCCTGCCCGTCGAAGAACTCGCCCGACTCGTTGCTTTCCGCTCCGTCATCTCCACAGCAGGGGCACTCCAGTGTGGTAGTCACTGGCCCTCCGGTGCTCGGCGCTCGGGCTCGGCAGGTATCGGGCAATCGTTCAGCATGTCCCACCCTGACCCAGCTTGTCTCCGCATAGGCTCGGGCCGCTCGGGCTCGGCGGTGAGCAGGGAGAGGACATCGCGCAGGGTAGTCAAGGCACCGTTACACCACGTTCTGTCGGTGGAACCGTGGTCAGCCTGCTCACGCTCAGCCTTCATTTCCGCGATCCTGTTCTGTATCTGCGCCACGAGCGCCGCCCGATCCATGTCAGCCACCTTTCGCCACCCGAACCTTTTTACCCATGTGCCAGCTAAACACGTCCTCGGCACAGCGGAATATCTCCACATGCAAACCCAGCGCGGCCCAATCCTGCGTCTCTCGGAGCTTGCCATTGCCCGTCTTGCACTCCGCCAGCCAGACGCGCCGCGAGCGTGGATGCCACACGAGCAAGTCAGGAATACCCTTCTGCGCCAGCTTCTTGCAGCGGTAGCCGCAGACGTCCAGGGCGCGCGTGACTTCTGGTTCGCTGGTGTCTCTGCGCGCTCGGTGGGCTCGGTTGCTCACGCGGAAAACCTCAGCCCGCGCTGTCTCGTACGCTTCTTCGACAAGTGCTGATAACTCAAGTCTGTCCCAACCCATCGCCGGCCGAACCGCTCGCACACCGCGCCCACCGTGCCGCTGCCAATGAACGGATCCAGCACCAGATCGCCAGGACGTGAGCCAGCGAGAATGCACGGCTCGATTAAGGCTTCGGGGAACGTGGCGAAGTGCGAGCCAGAGTACGGCTGCGTGGCGACGTGCCAGACGCTGCGCTTGTTGCGGGTGCCGTCATACACCTTGTATTCAGGCGGTCGGCTGTTCACGCCTTCCGTGTTGAATCGCTCCGTCGAACCTTTCGCGCCCAATGTCCCGGCAGGTATCGTGCCTTCTTCCTTAATGGCCTCGGCGTCGTAGTAGTACCGCTCCTGCTTGCTCAGCAGAAAGATGTACTCATGCGCCTTCGTCGGCCGATCCGTCACGCTCTCGGGCATCGGGTTAGGCTTGCTCCAGATGATGTCTGAGCGGAGATACCAGCCAGCCGCCTGGAGCGCGAAGGCGACACGCCAGGGGATGCCGAGCAGGTCTTTAGGCTTCATGCCGGCAACGGGTCGAAAATAGACCTGTAAATGGGCCGGAATATCCGCTTGACACATCGTGAGATTCATGGTTTAATCTACCTATGGTTAAACACAACGCACTCGCCGCCACTCATGCCGCCGACCTCGCAGCCGCCCTGAAGGCCTGCACTGGTTCCGTCAAAGTTACCGTAACCGTCACCGGGCCTGGAAAGGAGGCCCGGTGATCGGCGTTTCCTGGCCCGTAATGCGCCGATACGGAAGCGATAAATGTCCTACGAACGAACACCCGAACACCGCGCCCGCATGTCCGAGCGCCTGCAAGGCCAGACGAAGCCTTGGCTTAAAGGCAAGAAACGGCCGGATGTAGGGAAAAAGATCGCCGCGGCCTGGACGCCAGAGATGCGCGTTGCCGCTCAACAGAGGGGCCTGCTTAACGCTGAAAACCGTGACTGGCTGTTGAAGATTGCAGAGGCGCTCAGCGGCTCTAATAACCCAAACTTTCAAGACAAAGACAACGCGCAACCCTATGCTCCAGGCTGGGGACGTGGATACCGCGAACGCATACGGGCTCGCGCTGCCGGCATTTGTGAAAGGTGCGGTAGAAGTCCCAATTATCCGCTCGACCTGCACCATAAGGACTTTCAGAAGACTAATCACGCGCCTGATAATCTCGCCGTTCTGTGCCGGTCGTGTCATAAGTCCTTACACGCGGCCAACTCTCGCAAGACGTAAGCGACTTCTGCCGGCGTTAAGTCCTCGCGCAATACCATTTGCTGATCGGGCCGGTAACGGCGTGTCCCAGGACCGCGACCCGTCCCGCCGTCGGATGACCCATAGCTACGCTCACCTCCAGATGAGGCCATTGAATCCCCTAAATTCAGCCATACGGTGCCGTCATCCTTCAGCACCCGCCACACCTCCGCGAACACCGTCAGCAACGATTGCACGTAGGCATCAGGCGACGGCTCGAGGCCAATCTGATTGCCGCTGCCGTAATCTCTCAGCCCGAAGTACGGCGGGCTCGTCACGCACGTCTGGACACAGCCATCCACCAGCGGCAGGAATCGAGCGTCCGCGCGAATCAGGCTCACAGCCGCGCCCGCAACGCGCGGTCCACGACGTGGCGCCCCCACTGCTTACAACAGCTCGCATAGGATCGGCCCGCCTTGAACCGCACGCAAATACGCCACGCCTTGCTCATGCGGCCCTCCTGGCCTGCGCTACCGCACGCTCCGCCCACCGCTTCCACTGCTGCCAGGCCCGCTTATACCCGAGCAGATACCCCTTACGCCCAGCCTCGAGCGGCGTCAGGCCTTCGAGGGTCGCTTCCCAGGCCGCGCGTTTCGCCTCGGTCGCCGCACGGCCGCCGTCCGCCGAGCGCGCCTTCCGCCAGGCCGGATCCTTCACCGGCGAGCACTCTGCGGCGTAGCGGCCGACCGTCCGTGCGTGACGCCCGCAGCCGCACTTACACGTCGGCTTCGGCCTCATCGTTTCCTCATCAGCCGTTCGGTCAGTTGCCGGTGTTTCATGGCCTTGACGTTGACGTCCTGTGTCTCGCAAATCTCGCGGATCAGTTGCTGGCACGCCTCCACGAATCCGCGCTCAGCCGCGGGTGCCAACGGCTCGGACTGCTCGACCTCAGACTCGTCGCCGGGCTCACGGCTCATACTTGCCAGCTCCACTTTGCACAGAAATACGCAAAGAGCGTCATCGCTACGAACGCGGTTAAGCGCCACCAGTCGTGCATGTAGACGGACACGCCAATGCACCATAGGCCAAGGGCCGCCGCTAGATACAGCATGACGCCGACAAAATTTCCCGTGACGCGCTCGTCTCTCATACGGCAGCCTCCCCGAATAACGGCGCCACCGCGGCGATCCGGGCTTCCGCAATCCGGACGTACTCCGCGTCCCGCTCGATCCCGATGAACCGCCGCAACTCATACCGGCAGGCCATGCCCGTGGTCCCGCTGCCGGTGAACGGGTCCAGCACAAGGCCATCGAGCGGTGTGACCAGCTTGACCAGCCAGCGCATTAGCTCGACCGGCTTGACCGTGGGATGGACGTTGCGCGATCCGCCTGTGCGGCCAGCGCCTGCTCTGGGACTGTTGACGCCTGCGCTGCCATCGGTGCGATCCGTGGCTTCGCCGCCTGACCGCTGGCGTAGACCTTCACAGCCGTAGTCGCGTTCTTCTCTGCTTGGCTTCGCTACATAATAAAATCTTGAAGCCCCACCCACGTCCACGCCGCGCGCCGCGAAGCACTCTGTCTGCCCCTTGAACTCACCGTAAGCGTCTCGGAACTTGTCCGAACTGCGCCGCGTGGGATTGGCTCCACTCACCAGTTCCCCGGTCTGCTCATCTAGCATCGCGGCACTGACCGGATCTAAAATCACGTTCGCAGGCCAGCGGCCGAGACTGCTGGTGGTATTGCCGCCGTTCGCCATTTCCTCCTGCGTCCATCGATCCTGTGCATAGACCAGCGAGCCGCGCCTATCGCCACTTCCGGTCGGTGGTTCTTCGCCGCCCAGCCCAATTCGGCACGCATCCACGTTGATCGCCCCGGTCCCATACCGCGCCACGTTCGCTGCCACCGTCCCGCGCAACGGCTTGCGCGCCATGCAGATCGGTTCGTATGCCGGCTTCAAAGCCGTTCCTCGACCATTGCCAAGGTTTAAACTTTTCGGAAATCCGCTGCCAAACATCCATGACAGCGAATCGCGGATCTCGAATCCGGAATCCTCGATCGCGCAGACCATGCGATGACTGGTCCGTGTCCCACCGAACGCCAGCAGATACCCGCCCGGCTTCAGCACGCGCAGCACCTGGCGCCACGTCTCGATGTTGAAGGCTACGCCCGTCGCGTCCCATTCCTTGCCCATGAACCCGCCACCCGTGCTAATGCGCGAGCGCCCTGCTGGCGAATCCAGATTCAGCGATGCCGCGCCCGTGCCGCCACGCTTACCGCTCGTGAGGTCATACGGCGGATCGGTCACGCACGCATCAACTGACTCCGCCTCCAGCGTCGGCAGCACGTCGAACAGATTGCCGTGATGGATCATCTTGTCCCCCTCGCCCGCTCCCACTCCGCGATCAGTTCCAGATCCCGCGGCGAGGGCCCCTGTCCGACGTGTTGCGTCGCCTGCGCGCTTGACGGTTTCTTGACCGCCGGCAACTCTTCGGCGATACGAGCCTTAACCCACGGTAAGAGGTTGTCGATCGGGTCGGTGCGGAGATCCCAGCGCTGATACGCCCCGAGTAAGTCGAACCCACTCGCCGCGGCGCCGAGCTCGCGCCCGAAGAATTCGTGTTGCCGATGCGAGATGCAGAAGTGTTGGCCGCAGAACGAATGCTGCGCATGTCCGCGCGGTGCGCTCTTTCTCTTCTCTGTTTGTACTTCTGCTTGTACTTCTACTTCTACTTCTACTTCTGCTTGCGTGATGTTACGGCGTGACGGCGCACTATTACGGCGTAACGCGAGTCGCTCACGATAGCGTCTCTGGCGCTCGGCAGATGTGTAATCCCGCTCCCGGTATTTCATGTAGTTGAGCACGAGATACCCACCGTCCACGCGCACCAATCGCCGACCCTCAAACTCCGGGCTTCGGCTCGACTGTTCCGGCGATCCGAGCCGTTCAAGCGCCACTAATCCGGCGGCTTGATCCACTCCAGCACGATTGATAATGCCCACGCCAGCCGCAGGAACGAAGCCATACCAGCCAGGAGGAACGACCCACCCCGTTGCATTCAGCGAATTGACTTCAATCTGTTCCGTGGGGCTGGTGAGTTCGACGGGCTCAGCCATGAGCAATGCCGTGAGAAACACCTCCCGGCACTCGCGTTCAAACCAGATTGTTGAGTTGAGAATACCGCAGTCGAGCTTTACAAAAGGCATAACGCATTCTACGCCGTAACGATGTGACTATCAACCACTCATTGGAGCGGGTAACGGACAATCACTCAGGCTCGATCCGATGCGTGGCTTTCCAGAGCGTGACGCGCTTCCCATACTTGCCTTCGATGGTGCCGGCGACCTCGATCAGCCCACGGTCGAACAACCCATTCCGAATCGAGCAGATCGACGAGAGCGGCCAGCCAAGGTCGTCCGCCGCCTGATGGTCGCTGAGACGGCCCTGCAGCCTGAGCCAGTCGAGATACCGCTGGCTCTTGTAGACGCGCGTCGAGGCCGCAGAGACGGCCGCCTGGTGGCTGCAGTGCCGGCTCGTGGGCGTCTTGCCGGACCAGGGGAGCGGCGGTTGCGAGTCAGTCCACGGCATGTTTTGCGGCCTCCCGATCGGCCCGTAGCCGAGCCATGTCGGCATACTCGGCCCACATCTCTGGAAAAGCCGCCTTGAGCCGGCGCTGGTTCTCGCCGTCCGCGTGAAAGAACGCCGAGGCAATGGCTTGGGCGAAACTGCCGCCATAGGTCCGCATCGCGTCCATGACTTCCCAATCAGTTATTGGTGTCCCGCCCATGTCCGCTCCTGTTCTTTGGTTCGCAGAAACATCTTCAGGCTCCGGATCATCTCCACCGCCAACACACCGCAGTCTTTCGCCTCGCGCTTGCGCGCATACTCGGGCGTGATCTCGGCGTAGAGCTTCGCGCGGCTCGCCGCTCCGTGCTGCTCATACAGCGCGAGATGCACCGTCGCATAGGCGAGGTCCGCGTCGCGTTGCTCGTCAGCGATGTTGCCGAGCAGCGCCGCCAGCTTCGTCAGCATCTCCGCGGCCCGGTCAGGCTGGAGATCGGGCGTCTGCCGGATCTCCACCTGGATCGCTTTCACCATGTCTCTGACGGTGCTCATGGCTTCGCAACCAGCGCCAACCGCGGTCGCATTAACTCCTGGTCCGTCATGATGTTCTTGCAAATCGCACAGAACACCTGCAGGTATTTGCCGTTACCCACATAGATCCTGCAGCGATTCCCAGGAATACACCGCCGGCATTTTGGCTTTGCCTTCATGCCTCGCCTCGCTCCGCGCGTTGCCGGTCGCACTCATCGCGTGTCATCGCTGGCTCGGCTCCGTTCGTCCTCTCCAAAATGCTTCATTCAACGAGTCCGCGAAGTTTTCGGCGTCCTCTTCGTCTTCCCATGACCGTGAAGCACCGACGCCGTTCGGGCCGATAACTGTCCAGGTGCGACCGACGCCGCAATGGCGACAGCCGTTGCTGTCCACTTCCACGAAATACGGGTCTTCTTCTTTTTTCTTCTTGTCCGCTGGTGTCATGCCCCACCTCGCTTCGCGCGTTGCCGGTCGCGCTCGTCCCGCACCCCCTCCCCACACCACGGATCAGAACGCGATGTCAGCCGCGGTCAACGGCTCGGCCTTCGGTTTCGACAAGTCGGCGTTAAGTTCGAGCGCCTTCAGTCCGGCGGCCGTGTGGGCCTCGGTGATGTGCGTGAAGCCTTTTTTCGTTTTCTCGGTCGTGAGTTTGACGGCGGCCTGATCCTGCGCCAGCCCCTCGAGCAGCTTGACCATCTGCCCGAAGGCCATCACGATCTCGCCCGTGCTCAGCGTCACGTCGGCATAGGCGCGGCCGGTCTTCGTCGTCTTCGCGTCGATGCGCTCGAGGTAGACAAACCCATTGGGCGCGGGCGGGCGGTTTGGCGCGGTCTCGACGATGAGCGGCGGCGCCTCGTGGCGGATGGTCTCGACTTCGGTCTCGTCGAGCATCCCTAGCCCACAGATCGAGAGCGTCACGCGGCGCTTCGCCTTCGTCTCGGCCTTCATCATTGCGTTGGCCCGGTTCTCGCCCTTGAGCCCGTCGATGGGCACGGCCCCCGTCGAGACGTCGGTGCGCCCGTTGGGCATCGACGCCGGCGCCGTCACCACATAGACGCCCTCGATCACTTCGCGCGTGAAGCCCTTCGGGTCGATGCTGATGCCGTGAATGAATCGCAACTGCTCGGTCGCGTCCTTCTTGGCGTAGAGGACTTCTTTCCCGTTCAGCTTCAAATAGGCGAACGGGTGTGTGAGCGGGTTCAGGCCAAGGGTTTCGCAGACGCGGTTATAGAACACGACGCGCTGGGCTTCGGTGAGCTTCGAGAGGTCGCCACCGAGCAGCACCTGCTGCACGATGCGCGGGTCGAGCGGCGCCGGTTTCTCTGTCAGTGCTGTAGTCATCGTCTCTCCTGTTTACCCGCTTGAATCATAATCAGCCGAGTGCAGGAACAACCGGCCATCGTCGCCGACGCGATACCACTCGTATCCCCATGGCACGCGCGCACCGTCCTCGACGTCGAGCTCTTGCCACGAGGGCCGATGCGCGGCTTGCAGTTGAAATTTCTCGGTGAAGGCCGCATCCCACGCCCGCAGGTCCAGCAGCGCGTCGTCGAGCGTCTGCCCCGCAAAGTCGGCCGGTCGGACGTGCCCTTGCGGCAGTTGTAAGACTCTCATCGGCGGGGATCTCCCGCCGTGCCAGGGCTGACCGAGGGGTCGAAACGGTGCGGTAGATTGAGGTTCGTTTCGTGCCACCAGATCAGAATGGTGTCGTTCCCCCACTTCTGCATCAGGCGGTCGAACTCCTCGCGGTCGAGGGCGTACTCGGCTTCTTCTTTGGTGATGACGTTTGCCGTCGGCGGCGGTCTGTGAGAGACTGGCTTGTCCACGTTCGATCCTTTCTGGTTTGAAGCCTCGGTTGGCGCCGGGGCTTTTTTTCTTACTCCTTCGGCTCCGGCGTCCCCGGCCGATCCCCCGGCTTCCCCGGTAGACCCTGATCGGGGCGATCCCCCGGCTTGCCTGGTAGACCCGGATCCGGGCGTCCGGGTCCAGGCGTGACCGGCAGACCCTGATCCGGTTTCGGCGGCTGCGTCGGTTTGTTCGTATCGCTCATCGTTGTCAACCTCCAGACCCTAGGATACCCCCTAGTGCCGGATCTCCTGGCCGTCACGATCTAGCTGATGCGGCCGGACGAGCTTGTCCGTCTGCGGGGCCATGTAGGCGGCGTCGAGCAGCGCCCGGATCTCGATGGCATACTGCGCCGTAGGGTCCGGATGCGCCAGCGCGAAGGCCGTCGGAGCCACGGCCCGGACGACGGAAGCCGCACTTGTGGCCGGAGGCACGCGGCCCGCCTTGCGATCCTCATACGCCTCGGGAAACCAGGCCCGGAGCCGCTGTTCGCAGATTGACTCCGGCGGGGCCCACCAGCGCGCAATCCACCGCGGCAGGGTCACTTGTGCCCCCGGGCCGGCGCCTGCACCTGGACCCTGGAGGGGGTTGGCTGCACGCCCGCGAGCAGCGTCAGCAAGATCGCCCCGACGACGAAGAGGAATAGCGCCATTCCAACCTCCGGTAATTTGATCATGGGTGCCGCTCCCGTCGCAGCGCCCGCGGGGCGCCGCCGTATCGCTTGACCCGCTCAATTTCTCCGGACGGCACCCCTAGGCTGCGATAGTAGGCCTCGACCGCAGGATACAACCCGACCCAGGGCGTGGGGCAGGCCTGCGGGTGACGCACCGTCACGAGCAGGAGCGCTCCGAGGAACCCCCGCCGGCTGACTACCACCAGCGCCAGGCCACGAGCGCCAACCCCATCGCGTAGAGCGCCACGACGTAACAGAGAATCGGGAGGATCGACATCCGCGACGCCGCCTCCGCGTCTTCGCGCGCGTGCAGTTGCTGCATCCTCGTCATACGATGGCCTCCGTGGATGTCGGCGGGGTCTCCCGCGCGACCAGATACCGGCGAATCGAGAACCCCAAGGCCTGCGCGATCTTCTTCGCTGTCCGCGGCGTCTGCCGCTCGCCGCTCAGAAACCGGCTGACCGTCATCGGGGAGATTTTCGCGCGGCGGGCGAGGTCGGCCCCCATCCATCCGGCTTCGATCAGGTCCCGCCGGAGCAGGTCGATGTCGTAGGTGGCGTGTTTCGGCATTACCAGGGAACTCTACGCCTGGTCAGGAAAGGTGTCAATACCTTTTTTTAACAAACGATAACTAGTGTGCCTACAGGATGTTCGGGATCGGCAGCACGCGCCGGATTAGATAGAAGAGCAGGAGCACGACCGCGATCACTTGAATCACCGTCGCCCAATGCGGCGGCATCGGGATCTTCGTGGTTAGCAGCCAGACCGCGAAGCCAATCACGCACAAGACGAGGACGAGCAGAATGAGATCCATGTCTGTAGCCTCCAGAAGCAACCGTTACCGCACCGCGTCGGCCGTCAGCACGCCCCGATAGGTCCGCCCCTGCCACTCGACCGTGACCGGCAGGGCCTCGGTCGCCGGGGCCACCTTCCCGAGATCCGTCCGGTCGAGCGCCGCCCCACAATAGACGCTCTGAGGCACCAGAGCATAGTCAGGCGTGAACTGCGCCGCGTGCTCCTCGACGGGTGGCCGCCAGGTGAACTCCGGATAGGGGTAGGGATAGCCCCCGGCGAGGACGTTGTGCGTCCAGGTGTAGCCCGGCGCCATCTGATCGAGCGCAGGCGTCCCGCTGCCGCCTCCGTCCGCCTTCACGCCATACTCGTTGTGATACGCGAGCAGGTTCGTCACGGTCAGGGATGACGCGGCATACCCCGCCGGCCGGGCCGAGGGTTCCCCAGCGAGCCAGACCTCCCCGGTGTAGAGCGTCAGGACGTTGCCCTCCTGCGCGACCGTGTTGTGGTCGAAGGTCAGGTGCCCGACTTCCCCCCCGATCAGGGCAAACGGCCCGGAGCCCAGGCAGAGGTTGTGCCGGATGGTGATCCGCGTCGCCCGGCCGGAGGGCTGATAGCTATCCACTCCGAGGACGTTGAAGAGCCCCATCGTGTCCCGCACCGTGTTGTGCTCGAAGAGGACATCCTCGACCACCGACCAGGGCGATCCCCCTTCGTCGTTGCGCGACGTGAAGACGATCGCCGTCCCCCCCTGCGCGTCGTTCCAGTTGTGCTCGAAGGTGTTGTGTCGGATGGTCGCCCGTTTCGCCGACTTGAGCTCGAACAGGTTCTTGACCGCGACCCCGGCCCCGCGCCACTCGAGCCGCTTGGTGCAGTGGTTCCGCTCGACGAGGATGTCCGCCGGGATCCGATCGGCTGAGAGGCTATTCGCCCCGCCAAACAGGACATTGATGCTCGCCGCTTCGAGGTAGTTGTCGACGAGGGTGTAGGGCCCCGCGCCATCCCATGCCGCGAAGGCCTGCGACTCCTGCCCGGGTCGACAGATGTTCGCGACGTGCGACCGCCGGAGGGTGATGCGCGTCCCGTTCCCCTGGATGCCCCGCTTCTGCCCGGCCTGGCCCGCGACGATCAGGATCCGGTCGAGCGTGACTGCATCCGACCCATCGAGGCCGATGACCTCCCCGTGCCCGCCGGTGTTCGATTCGAACTGCACCCCGTCGATCAGCCAGTTCGCCACGCCTGGCGCCCCCCGGAGAGCGGAGTCCCCATTGCCCGAGCGGATCGTGGGCAGGATCGGATCATCCGCCGGCGTGACCCGCCGATCGGGGAGAACGGCGTCGGTCGTGATCGTGATGGGCGGCCCGGCCGGTTTCGGGGGGAGTCGGAAGTTGCCGGTGAATGTCGCGCGCGCCGCGAGGATCAGCGCGTCCCCGGGCTGCGCCGCATTCATCGCCGCTTGCAGGTCGTCGCCTTGATTCAGGAACGCCATATGCTTTAGCCTTTCTAGGACTGCCCGGCCGACTGGACCCCACTCACCGACCGGAGGCGATCGGTGTTCCCAGCCGGGTCCCCGTCGGCCGGATCAGACTTGCCGAAACGTCTGACTGCACACCCGACAAAACCACCACGACGTGCCGCGCCCGACCGGCTCGACGTGCTTCGCCGGCGCCGTGCACTTCGGGCAGTCCGGGGTCATCCTTCGAGCGCCTTCGCCGTCGCCACGTTGGTCGCGGCGTCGGCCTTGATCTGCTGCACCGTCAGCCCGCCGGCCTGCTCGATCGTCGCCATCGGCACGACCCGCCCCCGGACGAGAAACGTCAAGAGCCCCGAGACGAACGCCAGGACGAGGCCCTGCTGGGCGTCGGTCCAGCGGATGATCTCGAATCCTAACAACAGATACATGAACTGCCGGACGAGCTCTGAGAGCGTGTTCGGCTCCGACTGAATCCGCGCGACCACCCATTGCACTAGCGCCACTCGTCCCTCCAGTTTGTCTCACGGAATGACCGTTACCGGCACGCCTTCGACGGTCGCCTCGTTCCCTTTGGTATCGCGCACCAGGAGCCGCGGCGTAAACGTCCCATTCATCGTCGGTTTCCACGCCAGCCCCCGGAAGTACCGGCCGTCGGGTGGGAAGGGCGGTTGCACGGTCATCCGGAAGACCTCCGGCGCCCCGACCAGTTGGACCTCGAAGCCTTCGACCGGATGCGTCGAGTCGATGTCCCAATAGAGCGTGAGGCCCTTCGGGTCCGACCGCCGCACCGTCGTCTGGTAGTCCTGAAATCTGACCTCGATGGTCCCGGGTTCGGGTGCGGTCTTCAGCCAGTTGACGCCCGTGACCGGGATCGGATGCTGCCCCGCGAGGTCGTGCCATCCGGGCGGATAATCCGCGAGGTCCCGGGGGCCGTTGATGCTGGCCGCCTTGAGCATGTCCCACCCGTCGAACCGACCGGCGAGCTGTCGGGCGGAGACGTCCTTCGAGGGGGGGCGGGTCGAGTCGCCAGACTTCCAAATCCATCCCCCCTGCGGGTATGAGAAGACGAGCTGCTGAACGACCATCTCGGTCCAGTCGCGCGCCGCCGCGTCCATGTCCGAGGGGTGCTCGTCGATGCACTTTTGGGCGTACTTCGTGTGCATCGCCTCGACGACGGTCCAGGCCTCACGCGGAAACTCTGCCACGGGAACCTCCGAATCTGGCCGACCCGTGATGGAGTCGGCGAGCTGTTGCCAATAGGGCCGCACGTCGGGATGGTCCTGGAGCCCCGTCTTCCGGCCGCTGCCGGAGAACGGCACGAGCGCGTAGACCTCCGGCGTATCCGCCGCGATGCGCGAGAAGACCGAGACGATGTTCCCGAGGTCGGTCGTGTTCCCGACGTTAGACGTGTAGCACTGCGGCACGGGCGCGTGCTTGAGTTGCGGGCGCTCGGCGATGTGCTGCGCGAGGATGGCGCGCATGTCCGCCTCGAAGGCCTCGAGCGACTCCGTCGCGCCGCGGTAGCCCTGGACGGCCAGCCAGGCCCCAGGCGGCACGTTCGGGAGCCGGGGCCATCTGCGGGCGTCCCAATAACAGAACGGCGTCAGGGGGCTCGTGGCGGCCTTCTGCTCGATCTCCTCGACCGATCCCCCGGTGACCATGACCGCCACGGCCTTCCCGGTCTCGTCGATCAGCGTCGCCGATGGCACGTCGAGCCGGCCATTCCCAGGCGTGGGGCTCGTCCCGGGCGGGTCGTCGTTCGTATCCCACCCGCCGGAGGCGCCGGGCGCGCCGGCGTAGAACATCAGGAACATCTTGCGGTTGATCGGCGTGATAGGACCGACGGGCACCGCCGAGCCCGTCGTCGGCCGATAGGTTCGCAGGTCCACCCGTGGGGCGTTGAGCGAGACACTCGTCCGCACAATCCCGCCCTGGTCGTTCGTCGCGGCGATCTCAATGACGCCGTTCAGGAAGATCGCGTGATGGTAGTAATAGACGCCCTCGAGGATGTAGCCGTCGGCGCCGCCCCAGGGATAGACGATCAGGCCCTTGTGGGTCAGGGTCACCAGCCAGAGGCCCGTCGGCGTCCGCACGGGCACGCCCGTAAATGTGAGCTCGGTCGACGGCAGCGGGGACAGCCGCGCGATCCCGGTCTCCGGCGCCCACCCGTAGAGCGTGCGGTTGGGCTCATACTCACCCCAAGTCGCGCACGCCTCGCCCGCCATAATCTCGGTCGCCACGACGCCCTCGCGGACGACGGTCCCGTCGAGCACCACGCGCTTCTGGTTCGCCTGGTAGGGCGTGAGGTAGTAGAGCGCGCCCGTGCGCTGGTCGACGGCCCCAGGCGCCGCGGCGGGGTCCACGCTGACGCCGTCATAGATCAGGCCCTGGGAGACATTCCAGCCGCACCAGTGCCCCGCGCCGGCCGCGATGCCGGAGGTATTCCCCACGCGGGGATTGAAGACCCACGGCAGCGCCTGCACGATCTCCCCGGTGACCATATCCACCAGACGGAGCGCGTCCCCGATGAGCGCGAGCTTATCTTCGGGATCGCCGAACCACTGCGGCGAATGGCCGGGCACGAGTTGATGGCCGGGGTTGACCCCGTTGAACCAGATTTCGCCGTTGCCCGAGGCGAGACTGCCGGTCTTGTTGAAGCGGGGATACCACCAGCTCATCGGTCCCTCACGCCAGAAACGAACACGCCCGACGGATCCAGCCCTTCAGAAACGCCGCTTGCGTCGGGTCCTTCTTCACGAGGTCGGCGAAGAACTCCAACCGCTCGAGCACCAGCCGCGACCCGAGCGACGGCCCCGGCCGTGGACGCTCGGCCAAGGCGAGCAGTTGCCGCGCGCGTCCGGGGCCACTATGTACCGCAATGTCCACGACGTGCGGCTTGATGTCCTGGGCGACCCCGAGAAACGGCGTCACGTAGAGCGCCCGGTAGATGCTCCGCGCCTCCTCAACGGTCAAGGCCTGGACGTCCTCGACGGTCACGGGGCCATTCCGCCAGCGCGCGAGCGTCGTTTGCGTGATCCCGAAGTTTGTCGGACCGCCACGGTCGGCCGCATGGTTCACATACCCGCCCTCGTGCACCAGGATCCCGTCGATGATCTCGTCGTCCGTCATTTCCCGCTCTCAATCTGGAGCAGCCGCCGCTCGATGCGTTCCAACCGTTCGCGCATGTCCTTGTCCCGATTGACCATCCACTGCTGCAACCGCACGGGCGGCGCGATCGGTTTCGTCTTGGCTTCCTGCTCCATCAGCTTGGTGACGACATCCCCAAAGAGCACCCGCTCCAGACTATCGACCCGAGCGATCACGTCCCGATTCTGCACCGCGCTCTGAGTGGTCAGCTGCTCGTGCTCGATCCGATGCTGATTGAACTGCGACTGCAGGTCATACGTCACGCGCACCCGCAGCACGACCACCCCGCCCACCACCAGCACGAAGGCCACCATCAGGCCCACCACTGCAATAATGATCCGCACTTGCCGTTCAGTCGCAACGGTCTCGGGCATAGGTGTCTTTCGCCGCATTCTCACATGCGCGCTTGACGCTCCGAATAATGGTCGCGTTCTGGCTCATGATCGTGTGCTGATTGGCGAGGATCTGGTCCTGTTTCGCCAGCTGGTCGCGTTGATTCTGGAGCAGCTTGGGGATTTCGTTGGCCCCGACATAGACGAGATACAAGGCAATGACGGACCCGACGCCCATGATGCCGATGGCCCTAGTCCATTCCCGGAGCGAAGCCCAGTCTTTGGCGTCATGGCCGTTGCGCTTGTCGATGTCCAGCGTGGTCATATGCCAACGACCCAGGGGAACTCGCAGCCATGATGAATGCTCCAACGCCTCGCCGTCCTCCGATAGCGAAGCAGGGTTTATCGCTAGATCAATCGCCGATACCGCAGAAACGAGTTGCGCTTCACGATCAACGCCCCGGCGTCCGACGTGTTCTGGGCCCACTGGAATTGCAACGTCCCCGCGGTCGTGCTCACCGACACGATCCCCATGAACCACGCGCCCCACGTGCCGGCGACCCCGGAGGTGCCCATATCTAACACGGTCGTCTCGGTCAGGAGCCCGGTCTGAAAGTTCGCCGAGCCTAGGGGGATCCAGTAGTTCTCCGCCCCGCGCGCCTGGGGGGCCCAGAGCATCGTGGTGCCGGTTGGGTAGGTCCAGCCGATCTTCATATCGTGCGTGGTATTCGCCGAGTCGAACAAAAACACCAACTCGATCAGGTAGACGGCGCTCGCCTCCAGGGGGCACGCGAGATGGTCGTCGTCCTGGAGCGCGGCGCTCCCCGTGACCGTCTCATCGGCGGTCTTGATGACGTAGCTATCGGTGACGCCACTGCCCGGACCAGGCGGGACGCCGGGGCCGACCGTCGTCCCGGCCGCGACAGCGCTCGATCCCGTCTTGTCGCCGGCCCACAGCCGATACACGTCCCGCCAGCCGCGGCCCAGATTGGTCTGGGCGGCATCGACCACGGCTGTCACGTCACGGACCAGCACGTTGACCTTCTGGATCACGAGGTCGCTGATGTTGACATCCGTCACGACAGCCGTCCCGCTGAGATCGCGCCGCGCGATCGTGACGGTCTGGCTCTGTCCTGGCGTCAACCCGAGCTCCAGCGTCCGATACTTGATGGTCTTCGTGACCGGCAACGACTGCGCGAGGTAGGCATCCGCCAGGGCTTGCGCGGTCGTATTCGAAGGGATCGCCTCGAGCGTGAAGACGCGCTCCCACAGTCCGAAGCTGGCGATCTCCCCCGCGTCCTCCGCGATCCCTAAGCCGGAGAACGTACCATCGAACGTGAACCGAATATCCGCCCCAGTCGGCGGCGCCCCCGTGACGCGCTCGAGCGTGTTGGCGTTCGGGTCGAGTTCCCACGTCCCGCCACCCCCGGGTGCGCTCAGCGTTTCCATCCAGTTGAGCGCAAAGTCGGTGACGACATAGCCCCGCGTGGCAAACGGGGTGTATTGGAGTTGAAAGACGGTCGTCGTGTTGTCGCCGGTGAACGTCTCCGTGCGGTTCATCTCAGTATTGGGCGGCATCCGCACGATGACCCGGTTGCCATACGCGGTGCCACGCGTCGACTCCACCTCAAGGTCGCCCAGAACCTCCGGGATCACTTCGCCCACGAGGTCGAAGGACGCTGGCGTCGTGCTCGGCTGATACATCCGAAGCACTTTGAAATCGTCGATGCGCCACACGTAGGGCTCCCCGACCTCGCCCGTCAGCGTCGCCAACTGGTTCAGCACTTCGGACACTTTCACGTAGGCATAGGCGAGCTCCGGCAGCGAGGGCCCCGTCACCTGGCCCGCGTCCAGCGTCACGCCGTAGTCGGTCAGGTAGTTGGCGACCAGGATCGTCAGCGCATCCTCGAGCGTGCCGGCGGGGATCGTCTCGTTGACATGGACCCGTTCGGTGTAGGCGTTGAAGTCCACGGCATCCATCGTGGTCATGATGCCGACGCTCGACCCGTCCACGATGCCCCGTTCCCGCGGTCGGTCCAGGAGGCCGCCAAAGATGCGCGTGGCGTTCTCCGTGATAATGACCTCCGCATCCAAGGCCGGCCGGTAGGTGCCAGTGAGGGACTTCAACTTGAACGACGCCGTCCCACGCCCGTTCGCGACTTTCGCAATCCGCAGCGACCCGACCACGGGGAGTTGTGCGGCGCCGCCCACGGTCAGGACGATCGCCATCAGGCCAGCCCGTAGCTTTGCACGACGCCGGGAATATACGGCGCGACGCCTTGGGCGGCCTCCCGTCCATCGATGTAGGAATGCACGATGACCGTGCTCTGCGACTGCACCGAGCTCGCCTGGGTTATCGCCGCCGCGCTGGGGAGCGCGCCACCCCCACCGGAGGGCGACGGCAGCTGCAGCCCGCGCATCCCATCGGCAATCTTCTGAATCTGCGCCGTCACCACGTCGCCCCAGGAGCGCCACTCGTCTTCGTTGGCCTTGAGCCGCGGGGTCAGTTCGTCGAGCGCCTTGGCGGCCTGGCTGGCCGTCTCGATGGTGGCCTGTGCTTGCTCCTCGGTGGCGCCTGTCACGTCGTCTTGGGCCTCCGCCTGACGCGCGAGCGCCGCCTCGACTTCCGCGATGACCTTCGCGGCCTGCTCGGGATTGTTGCGCCCAACGCCTTGGGTCAACTTGACCCACAGCGCTTCGCCGGCATCCCCGAGCTCGAGCAGCTTGGTGTGCAGCGCATCGAACCCGCCGAAGGATTCCGCGAAGTCCTCGACCGCGTCGCGGCCCTTGTTGCGATCGAACACCGACCAGAGTTGTTTGATCGCGTTGATGGCCGTCGCCGCCGCCGTGACGACGCCCATGATGCCCGTCGCCATGCCAAGGATGCCGTCCATGCTGAACCCGGCCTTGGACCCGGCCTTGATGTTGTCGATGGCTTTCGACGCGGCGTTGGCGGCATTAATGAGGGACGCGAATCCGCTCGCCATCGCGCCGAAACTCCCGGTCGACACGGTCGCGAGCTCAGCCATCGCCCGTGACAGGTCGCTCAGGTTGAGCTTGAACGTCTCCAGCTTCGGCACCACGACCTGCACTTTGGCGCCGACGTGCTCGAACTCTCTCCCGAGCCCTGCCACGACCGGCATGTTGCCCGAGAGCGCCATACCCAGCCGCACCGCTTCGTCAGAGGTCGAGCGCAAATGGAGCACGCCCCGCGTGCCGAGCTCAGAGAGCCTGTCCTTCACCAAGATGTGCATCTGGAGGTTGACGGCCTCGGTCTGGTCGGACATCTCTTTCAGGTGCTTCTGGTGATCCTTGTACGACTTGACGCCCGCCTGTGCCGCGGCGTCCATCGCCGACTTCAGTTGCTTCGCCGCCTCGGCCGCCGCCGCCATCTCCACCTTCGTGGCGGCGAACCCGGCCGCCATCGCCGCCTGCCGGCTCAGCGCGCCACCGGACGAAACGGAGTCGATCGCCTGCGCCGCCCTGGCCGCCTCCGCCGTCGCGCTCGCCAACGCTGATGCGGCCCCCACGCCCATCGTCGTGGCATTGCTCACGAACACCAGGAAGTCTTGCCAGCTCTTGGTGGCCTGCGACACCGTCCGCATCGTGCTGGCGATGATGTTCCCGCTGACGATGACGACCTTATTCCCGAGGTTTTCCCACGCTTGCTGCGCCGCCTCCAGATCCTTGATCGTCTGGGCCGACATGATGTCCGCGGCATCGGCCGCTTCCCTGAACCCGCTCGCGATCTGCGCGCCGATGCCAGCCGAGGCCTTGCCGAACAAGTCCATCTGCAGCCGCGTGCGGAGCATCGGATCTTCAATGTTCTTCAGTGCGTCCGTGATCCCCAGGAAGGCGTCTTCGGGGCTCTGCCGTCGAACCGCGTCGAAGCTGAGCCCGAGCAACTTGATGGCCTCGTAGGTCTCCTTAGATCCGGTCGCCAGGTTGTCGTTCATCTTGGCGATCGACGCGCCGACGTCATCAATGGACCCGCCGCCCTGCTCGGCCGCGAACTTGAACTTCTGGACCGCATCCGTCGAGACACCCAAGCGATCCGACAAATCCTTGACCGAGCTGGCGGCGGTGAACACACTCCCGACAAACCCGACCAACGCCTGTGCGGAGAACGCGATTCCGAGCACGCCGCCAATCGACTTCAGCGTGGTAAACATCCGGTCCATGCCACCCGCCGCCTGATCGAGCTGGGGCCTGATGTTCTTCGCCGCGTCCGCGATCTTCTGCATCCCAGGCGGGACCTCTTGCCCGCCCGCCCTGAGCTTCGCGATGGCCTCGTCGGCCACACGGCCCATCCGTTGCAATTCCGCGTTCGTGAGACCGATGCCCTCCTGGGCTAACCGCTCGAACGCCTGCGACATCAACTCGGCGTCTTGAATGATCTTCCGGCCGGAGAACTGGTCGACCATCTTGTTGAGACTGGTCGAGACCTTGCCGGCGCCGGTCTCCATGCCCACGAGCGACACCGTCGCCTTCTGGACCGCGTCCTGGAAGCTGGCAAAGTCGGCGACGAATTTTCCCGTGATGGCCATAGCTACTCTTCAGCCGGCCGTGACAGCCACATCACCAGCGCCTCGTATTCTTCTGGCATCAACGCGCGCACCCACTCTAACCGCCAGCCATTCATGGCGCGACAGATGGCGAAGTCTCGCTCAAGTCGGTCGCGCCAGACGTGTTTTTTTTCTGTTCCTCGATTTCTGCATCACGCTGCCACTCGTGCCGCTCGATCGCTCGGTGAATCTCCGTGAACACTTCCGGCGCCAGGCTGTTGATCGCCCCTTCGCTGACTTCGACCGGTTGGCCGTGGTCGGTATAGGACCAGCCGAGCAGATACGCCTGCACCTTCGCGAATCGCACCTGTCGGGTCTGCATCTTCACGCCCTGGCCAGGCGTGATCAGCGGTTGCCAGATGGCATGCAAATCCTCGAGCTCTCCGGCATTGAGCCGGTCGCGAATGTCGATGAACGAATCGTGACTGAGCGACAGCCGCACTTTCTTCGGCTGGACGAACGCGTCAAACCCCACGGACCACACTCCCCTCCGATAACGGTGTCCCGAGCGAGGCCGTCACTGCCCGGTCTTTAATCTCCAGGTCGGTAATCGGCCAGACCATGTCGCCCTTTGTCGTCGGCACGACAAACAACAACGGCTTCTTCGACAACTTGAACGCATCCGACAGGACGAGCGTCGCCCTGAGCATCCAGCGCCCCTCCGCACAGCGCGCACACTTGCACGCGATATGCGGCGTCGAGCGCGTGACGGTGACCTGCGTGCAGGAACCCGCGCGGTAGTAGGACCACGTGATGTAGCCCACGCCCGCGCGGATCAATCCGCCCGTCGTCATGGCCAGCCCTTAGGGCGCCATCGTCCAGTTGTCGGCCGCGTCCCACGTGCCAGCGAACGACACCGCCCCTGTCGCGGAGACGTCGATCGCGCCGTCGATGTTCGCGAGACCCTCGAAGAAGAACGTGGCCTCGTTGCGACTTGGGACCAGCTTCAACTCGACGGGTAATCCGGCCAGGATGACGTCGAAGAGCCGTGGCGTCGTCAGGCTGTTCCAGAACCCCGCGACCGTCCCGCTGAAGTCTGGTAGGCCGGTGACCCGCTGGATGTTGGTGTCACCAAAGCACGTGACCGGAACGCGCTCCGATGAGAGGTTGAGGGTGAAGGCGGAGATGTCCGCGACTTCGGTGGGGGTATACGGGCTGCCGCCCGACTCGTCCATGAGCACTTGCCCGCTCTTGCCGTGAATACGCGCCATGACTGACTCCTTTACGTGTAGACCACTTGCCCGACCCTAGGGGGATACCGTGAGTTCATATCGTCCGCCCCGATGCTGCCAGCGCACATCTGGATCCTCGGGGTCCGGATCCACATACCGCACGCGCTCGATCCGCTGACTGTTCATCAGGCTGTAGCCCGTGACCGTGAACGTCGCGTCGTGCAGCAGCGTGTTGATCCGCGCCGCCGCCGCCTGGATGTTCGCGCCGCTCGTCGCGAGCTCGACCGCCTTGACCAGATACGTGACCTGCTCGAATGCCGTCTGCCCCTGCATCGACGCGTCGAGGTGGAACACTTGCGACACGATCACGAACCGCGTGGCACCCTGCTTGGCGACGTCCCAATAGACGCCATCCGGCATCAGGGCCATCAAGGTGGCGTCCGCGAGCAGGCGCCCGACCACTGCCGCGTCGATGTCGGACGTATCAGCCACCGCTCACCAGTAACCCTTTGCGCCGCAGCAGGTCCGCCAAGCGCTGATAGAACCGCAGCCGCGCCCGCATGACGGCCGGCACGAACACGTGCTGCGGACGCATCGCCCCTGTCCGGTGCGTGTTGCCGAGCGCCGTGACATAGGCCCGCGTCTGGGTGCCGTTCTCGAAGATCCACGCCAGCTTGTGCCGGGTGATCACTCGGGCACCGGCGACCCAAGCGCCGTTCTGACTGACCGCGTCACGCTGGACCACCACGGCCTGCGCCAGCGATTCAGCCGTCGGCGCATAGCCGCGCCGAATATCCACCGCCGCCCCGTTGGCTGCGCCCAGCGCTTCGTTGCTGGCTTCACCGACCAGCTCTTTGGGCAGGTTTTGCAGCGCGGCCTTGAGTTCCGCGAGTCCATCGAACACGAGTCTATTCTGGCTCATGCCGTCACCCGTTCCGCGCACGTGAGCACCAGCACTCGATGCTGCATGTCCGTGTCAAACACCCCCGTTACCGCCAGGTCGCGATCGGTGACGTCGTGAAAGATCGCCCGCGTCTTCGTCGTCACCCCGAACAGATACCGCAGCGTCACCAGGTGCGTGGCCATCGGCGTGACCGTGTTCGCCCCGATGCGCTCGAGCATACGGGCCGTCGCCGGCTCCACGGACGCAGGCGCACGGCTCACGAGCGTCGTGACGGTGTCCGTGTAGCCGCCCTCCCCATCGGGGACCGCGACCCCTGGTGTCTGCAGCGTGACGCGATGGCGCAGTTGTCCGGTATCCATAGGTCACGCGAGCGCGGGATCCCGATACCGCACCAGGAGCCGCCCCACCGCCTCCCAGACCGCCATGTCCGCCTGCTGGTCCTGGCCACGGTTCTCGTAGAAATGCGTCAGCAGGAGCAAACAGGCCGCCTGCACGGGCCCCGGCACGCTGTCCGACGTCCACGACAAGTCCGCACGGCTCTTGAGGTAGTCGATGACGGTGTCGCTCGCCTGGCTGATCTTCAGCCGCACGTCATCATCGTTGTCCGTCAAGGCCAGCGGCAGCCCCAGATGGTTCTTCGCCTGTGTCAGCGTCACCAGATCAGCCATATCAGTCGTGCCCCAGCAACGCGATCACTTCCGGCCGCCAGACAATTTCATGGGCTTTCCAGCGCATGGACTGTAAGAAGAAACAGTCCCCCCCGCACCGCTGCCCCCACGTCCCAAGATTCTTCGGCTGATTCGGAATCAACATCATCGGCGTGCCGACATTTCCCATCCGCAGATCCGGCGTGCTCCACAACGTGCTGCCCTTCGGATACTGCATCTTGAAGAGCACCGGCCGGTCCGGTGTCTGCGTGATCGCGTCGTCCATCAGCGCCCGATGGCCTGGCACATAGACGTCGTCGTCATCGATATGGGCCAGATACCGGCCGGTCGCGAACGGGGTCGCATAATTCCGCTCGGCGTGCCCCCAATTCTTGCCCGGCGCACAGGGGATGAACCGCACCCGCGGATCGTCCGACCGGGGGCTGCTGCTGATGAGCAGGATCTCATCCCCAGGCCAACACTCAATCGACGCCAAGGTCTTCTCCAGCGACGGTCGGCCCACGGTGGGCAGGAGAAACGAGATCACGCCACTAACCTCCGGAGCTTTGCCACCGCTGACTTCACGGCCACCCGATGCGTCCCGTGCCAGTAGGTCGGATCTCGCCGCAGAATGTCCTTGTCTGATTCGCGGAACACCTGATCCGGCACCGGCCGAAAGCCTTCCCAATCGTGGTCGATCTGCACGGTCGGCACCATCACGCACCGCCGAAACGCCGCCATGACGTCCCGCAGATACATATCCCCCCAGAAGATCTTCGGGTCCCAGAGAAAGCCCAGCGCGTCGACCACGCGCCGCGAGACCGTGGCGAACGGATAATGCGTCGGGTTGAAGGTCGAGACACCGATGTCGAAGAGGCCATCCGGATAGCGATTGGCCACCGCCAGAATCTGCTCGGCCCAGCCCTCCGTCTGGAACACCATGTCATCGTTACCGCACATCAACACGTCGCCCGAGGCCGCGGCGGCCATCTCGTTGAAGAACGCGGGAAGGCTGGCGTAGCCGCCCTGTCGTGGCCCGATGACGAGGTGATGTGGCGTCCCGGTCAGAAACGCGCGCGTCTCGTGATCGTCCTCATCTATCCGAAACACCAATTCTGAGACCGTCCGATCGGACGTGCGGTCATACGACGCCAGCAACGTCGTGAGACGTGGCACCCTGCCGCGCGTCGGAATCAGGACAGAGACCTTGGTCACCATGACTCAATGCCCGGCGTAGGTCAGCGTGCTACAGGCCGCAGACGGCAGCACACCCGCCGCGACCGCCTGCTCTTGTTGCCGGCGAATCCGCACGTCTTCCTGCCACTCCGCCTTCGCCCACCCGTGCTCGACGAGAAAGTGGAACATCTCATTCTTGATGCGGAACATATCCTCGACCGTTGACCCGTGTGGTCGCACGAGGATCTCGTCGCGGTCCGAGAACCCGACGATCCACTGGTTGTCGTAGTTGTAGTCGACGATGTCGATGCCGCTCTCCTGCGGATGCGTCCACCAGCGACTGCCAGGGTAGGGAATACCCACCGCGAGGTTACAACTATCCAGGTAGGGCTTCACCGCAAGGAGCCAGTCCTGCGTCTCGCGCATCGTGGCCAGCGTCTCACCGGCCATGCCGATCACGAGGAAGGCGATGGTGTAAAACCCGTGGTCCTTCGCGCGCTTGACCGCGTCGGTGTTCTGCTGAACCTTCGTTCCTTTTTGATTTGCATCGAGGACCTTCTGACTCCCACTCTCGATCCCGAAGCACGTGACCTTACAATTCATCAGCTTCAGGCTGTGCGCGACGTGGTCGTCCATCGTGTTGACGCGCGTGTGAATGCGCGACGCGAAGGCGTCATACCCGAACTCGGCATGCACCGCGTCGGCGAGCTCCCGGAGCTTGGTCTTGTGCAGCGTATAGGTGTCGTCCTGAAACTTGAACATATGGACGCCCTTCGCCATGACCGCATTCATCTCCGCGATGATGTTCTGCGGCGAGCGATAGCGCGGCTTCTGACCGATCCACGGCGTCGAGCAATACGTGCACTTGTAGGGACACCCGCGCGTGCCGATCATCGACATCACCGGGAACTTCCCCGGATGCCGGCGGCTTTCGACGTAGGGCTTCTTCATCACGGCGACGCCATCGTTGTAGATGTGGTCGTCGGGCAGGAGGTCCCACGCCGGAAACGGGATGGCGTCGAGGTCCATCGCGTCGGCCTTGTCGCCGTAATAGAACGGCTGCAGCTTCCCTTGATGCCAATCGCTCAGCATCTGGAGCGTCGCGACTTCCCCCTCCATCACGATCACCGTGTCGAAGAGCGGGACAGACCCATCTTGTGGCGAGTAATCACGTCGTTGGGGTAGAACCCCTTTGACGTGGTACTGTGCCTGCCGCCCTGCGGCCTTCGTTTCCTGCGGCTCGTACGACGGATGAGGGCCACCTGCGACGACCAGCGCGTCAGGGCGGCGATCCTTGATGAACGCCGCGAGCTCCAGGGCCTCGCCGAACTGCGGTGTGCAAAACCCGAACATAAAAACGCGACTATCCATAACGTCATCGGGGAGATGTATGTTGCCCTCGTACCGTTTGTCGAGCATGGAGACCACGTGCACGTCGTGGCCGTTGTGGCGGAGGAGGCCAGCAATGTAGAGCACTCCTAATGGGATGTTGGTTTTGGAGTCCGCGAGCCAGGGGCTCGATGGCAGGATGCAGCAAATCTTGAGCCGAGGCACCGGGAGCATCGGCAAACCAGAATCCGTCACCACCCCACAGAGGCTGGTGTCGCTCATCTGATAACCCGACGAGGCCATCGTGATGACCTTGGACACTAGGGCTTCCTCAAGCAGATGTTGACGAAGCTATACGTCTGCACGAAGTCGCCGCGGTACTTCAGGTCCGTCTCGCCCACAAACTCCAGCCCGAACGTTGCCGGGATCTGCGCCACGCGCGCTTCCATGTAGGGCGTGACCTGGAGACGTCTCGAGGGGGACCGCTCCCACTGCCGACGGTCTCGGAAGTAATCCGATGTGATGAACAGATAGCCGCCTGGCTTCGTGATCCGCACCAGTTCGCGCATCGCCGCATCGTGATGGTCGACGTGCTCAATCGTCGAAATGCACATCGTCACGTCGAACCGATCCGACCAGTCCGCCGGCATCGCTTCGAGCGCCACGTCGTAGAGCGGCAGCGCCACGCCGTATGCCTGTCGCTGGGCCTCCACCATCGCCGTCACGTCGCCATACTTCATCGAATCCGTGCAGCACAAATTCGGATAGCGCTGCGCCAGATACGGGTCGAAGAACGAGGCGCCGGCACCGATGTCCACGATCTGGGCGTCCGTCGGGACGTGGAGTTCCCCGAGCTGCTGCATCATCGAGGCATATTCCCAAACGCGATGCGGATGCCACTCGCGATGGGGCACGCCCCGCTGCTGCATGTCCTGCTGAAAACTGACGATCGGCTCGTGATACGCCCGCAGAAACAGGTAATCGTCCGGATGCAGCGATCGGGTGTAGGGTCGCATCAATACACCTTCGCGCCGTCAAACCGGGCCCACAACGCCTGCAGGTCGATGCCCTGTGCCTGCAGTTGTTGCTGCGCCACGTCCAGATTGCGCGCGGCGGCATGATAGGGATGAAAGAACAACACCTCCGGTAGCCGCTCGCACACGACGCCGGCCTGATGCAGCTTCCATTGAAAATGGGTCTGCGCGTGGCCCCAGGCCGTCAACGTCTCGTCGACCCCGCCCACGCGGTCACACGTCTCGCGCCTGGCCATCCAGACGCCCGCGTCAATGCAGGTGTAGTCGAACATCGCGCCCCTGAACAGTCCCGGACCCGCGACGCGCCAGGAGGACCGCTCGCAGTCGGCTACCGACATCGACAAGTGACAGCCGCGCGACGTGACGAACCCGTCCCACGCGGCCGGACGGGCATCGACCACGTCGGCACACCGCTGCACGACGGAAAAGTCCAGCAGGTAATCGGCGCGCGTGAAGAACACCCACGGCGTCCGCGCCTGACGCACGGCTCTATTCGTCGACCAGGCATGGGTCTTCGTGAGGTCCCCGTGCTTGTCTGACGACAGCGTGACCGGCACCGGAAAGTCCAGGCGATCGATCACCTCCTGGATGCGCCCGACGGCATCATCCGTGTTGTTATCGACCACGATGATCTCGACGACCCGAGACAAATCCTGCCGCCGCACGGAGTAGAGCGCCGCCTGTAGATTCTCCAGCGTCAGACTGCGAAAGTAGGTGAAGCAGATCGTGATCATGCCGCCGCCTCGTGCCCGCACCGCTCGAGCACGCGCGCGAGCCGCGCCGCGTAGGTGTGCGGATGGATGCGCGCCCAGCACGCCGCGCGAATCTGTTCCGCGCGATCCGGATCCGCGAGGAGTCCCATGACCACCTCGAGGCACTGCGCCACGGAATGGAACGTAGGTAGTTCGGGGCAGACCGTCTCGATCTCCGGGCGCCATTCGCTGACGACGAGCGCCCCGCACGCGAGCGCCTCGTAGACGCGCGGGTTCAGGGATGTCGCCGGCAGATGCTCGCGGTTGAAGTGGTGCTGCTCGCGAAACACGTTGAGCACGAGGCGGGTCTGCCGATACAGTCCCGGCACGTCTTTGGCCGGGATGTTCAGCGCACGGCACACCCGCTGCACGCCCGCATGCGACCACGGCCCGCCGATGGCATAGGTCAGGAGTCCCAGGTCGGCCAAGGCCCCGAGATAGGTGTCCCTGGTCGCATTCCCCCCGCCAATGAATCCGACGGCGTGCGGCCTGGACTGCTGATCGCCCGCGACGTGCACCACGGGGTCGTAACAGACCGGCAAATACGACGACCGTTCATGCCGAGGCAGGCTCGCGGGATCATTCACGAACACGTGATCGAAGCGAGACGACCAGGACGCCGTGTCGTCCACTTCATAGGGCTCATCGAGCAGCCAGACGGCCGTCTGAGAGCCCCCCGCTTTCAGCTTCCGCATCCGGTGCTGGGCGAACTTGCGCCCATGCACGACCAGCACGAGATCGGGCTTGAACGCGCTGATCTGCGCCGGCAGCACCGTCCAGTCCGCATGGGCATAGACCAGCCCGAGCGCGGCGGCGGCATGCTGCAGTCCATCGGTGAAAACCGATCCACATGCGCGGAACTGATAATCCACGCCAAAGACACGGGTCATGCCGCGACCTCGGCCAGCACCGACGCCAGCGGGGCCCGCGGGAAATACGGAATCGCCGATCCTGGTGTGCAGTTCACCACCGAGACGCCCAGCGCCGCCAGCGGCTCGACGAGCGTGGCAAAGTGGGGAATGCACAGATGGAACGGCGGCGCCGTGTCGTCGGGATGCTTGCCGAAGAAGTGCCCCCCGTGCATGTCATAGCCGAGCAGCACGATCCGGCTGGCCCCGAAATGCACCGCCAGATTGATCGCCTGGTACCCGCTGTTGTAGCCCGTCCGAAGGCCATCCGGCGTCAGGCAGAGCCCGGGATCATGCGACCCGTCCCGCCGGAGGACTTCCAGCCCGGGCCAGCGAATCTTCTGCGGCTCGAGCGTGTATTTCCGTCCTGTGAATGTCGGGCACCCCTGGTGCCACTGCCACCACTTCTGGTCCCCGGCATAGAGCGCATCGGCCCACGGGGCCACGGTATAGGCGTTGTTGATGGCGATCGCGCGGAAACCGCGGTCCCGACAGGCGTCGACGTCGGCCTGCGTCAGACTTGCCCCTGTGGCGAGGCAGACCACCGTTGCGCCGGGCCAGAGCTTGGGGACGGTGGTCATCGGACCATCCACACCCAATCCCACCCGCTCACCCGCGACAGCCAGATCGCTCGACGATAGATCGTCATCCGTTGGACCCATCCCGTCCCGGCGGCCCGGGCTTGCCGTCCTTGCCACCCTTGACGCTCAGGCGCCACGCGCGCGAGGCCGCGCCCTCATCCCCCGGCCGTGCCGATGTCGCGTCCTGGGCCGTCCAGAGCCCGCCCTGACGGGTCACACAGGCCCCCTTGGGGTAGGTCTTGCCCGACTGCCAGACGCCGGCATCGAACGGGATCGGAAGTGGCCACGCCTTGACGCGGTCGCCCTGCGCGAGGCGGAGCGTATAACCCGTGCTCTCAGCAAAGACCAGGTCAGCCTCATCAAAGCCCAAACCATCTGCCCCGTCTTTCCCATGCTGTCCAGGTAGGCCGTCTTTGCCGTCCATGCCGTTCTGCCCATCCTTACCATCCAAACCAGCGGCGCCGTCCTTCCCATCGAGGCCGGCGACCCCATCACGACCCGTGAGCCCGGGCGCCCCGTCCTTGCCGTCTCGCCCATCTCGGCCCGCGGCGCCGTCCTTCCCCGCCAGACCATCCGCGCCGTCTTTGCCGGCGAGCCCTGACGCCCCGTCTTTGCCGGCGAGGCCCTGTGCGCCGTCGGCACCGTCCCGGCCAGCGGCGCCATCCTTGCCATCGAGACCGGCGGCCCCATCCTTGCCATTGAGGCCGGGAGCGCCATCTGTGCCGTCGCGACCGTTCGCGCCGTCCTGGCCTGCCGCGCCCGCGTCGCCGCGCTCCCCGCGCTCCCCTGGAGCCCCGGCTGGCCCCGCCACCCCCGGAGGCCCGGGAATCGCCGCGCGCGCTTCGAGCACCGCAATCTTGACCAGGAGCGGCGCGGTCGCCTGATGCACCGCCGTCGCAATCAAATCCGACAGGACATCAGCCGTGATCATGCCGTGCCTCGCAACGCCAGCAACTTCTGCTGCACCATCCGCGGGAGCGCCAACATCTTCTCCGGCGCCTCCTCCTCGTCCTCGACGACTTCGCCCTCCACGGGCGGCATCGGCGCGGGCGCCGTCGGTTCCCGTGCCGGGAGCTCCCGCTGTGACAGCAGCCGCAACGGCCAATTCTGCTCCTGGATGTATGGCGACTCCCCGCCCTGCACGGGCCCGAGGTCGTAGAACCGGAACCGGACCTCGTTCGGACTCATCCCGGCCTGGATGGCCTTCGTCGCCGCGTCCGCCTTCGCGCTCGAGTCCATCTCGAAGAGCGCCGCGCGATCGAGCTCGATACCGAGCGTCCGCTCCGGCACATAGCGCAGATTGAACGCGTCGTCGTGCTTGACCTCGAACTTCTCGATCAGCTTCTGCAGGCAGTCCGAGTAATACATCTTGTTGAGCGCTTCGATGTTGTTATAGGTCGGGTCCGGCCCGACGCCCACCTTGTGCCGCGGCATATGGAAGGCCTTGCAGATGTCTTCGTCGGTAAAGTGCAACTGCTCGACGAGCCGGGACTGCTCGGCCGTCATCGCCATCCCCTCGTAGCGCAACCCGTCCCCGAGGACCGCAATCTTGCCCGTGTTGTCGCCAGAGAAGTTGGTGTCCCAATAGGTCTTCAGCCGTAACGCGGTCTCATCGCTGATCGCGCCGGGCGCCGTCAGGACGCCTCCCGGCTTCGACCCGTTGGTAAAAAACTTGTCGGACGCGTTGCGGATATTGAGCCCTTGCATGGCCGGATACCCCGCCGCATAGATCGGCGACACCCCCGCGAGCGGATGAAACAGCGGGCACATGACGTCGTGGATCATCTCGCGCGCCGGCACGACCACGTCCTCCGCCTGGTTCAGTTCGTCGACATACAGCCGATAAAACACGCTGCCGTCCGTGGCCACGAGGGGCTTGACGCGGAAGGGATCGAGCACGTAGAGCGCCGAGACCACATTCCGGTCATCCCGGGCCTTGAGCACATAGGTGTTCCCGTGGTTCAGCTTCGAGAGCATGTACCACTCGACGTATTCGATCCACAGCTGATAGTGATTCGGGCGATAGAGCACGGGCGAGAATGCCGCGCTCGATGTTTCCGTCCAGATGCCGTTACGATCCTGCTCGACGAGCTTCGGCCGGAGCTTCGCAATGTCGCCCGCGATCAGCGTGACGACCGCGTAGAGCGTGGGGTTACTGAGGACGGTATCGACGTGGACGTCTTCGTTGCGCTGCCATCCGCCCGTGGTGAGTTCCCGAATCAACGGCCACCAGCCGCGCGACCCGGAGACGCTGACCAGTGACCCGGCAAACTTCTGGCGCCAACCGGCGAAGGTCTTCGTGAGCCAGCTCATGCCGGCTCCGCGCGCGGACGGTCGTCAGGGAGCGGCATCGCATGCCCGATGGCGGTGAGCAGGAGGGCGTCGCGCTCGGACTGCGCATCGAACACTTCCCCGGCGACGACGGTCCGGCCCGCATAGGGAAACACCCGCCGCGCCACCAGACACACCAGCGCCATACGCCTCCAGACGGATCCGGGATGCGCCCCAACGGACGCATCCCGGTTTGACTTCGACTTACGTGCCCGGCACGTAGGCGATGGTATCGATCACGGCGACCACCGTGGCCCGGCGCTTCGCCCAGGTGATCCACTGCTCGGCCCGGAGACCGACGCAGTTTTTCTGCCAGAGCGAGAACGTCGGCGTCGAGGTGCCCGCCATGTCGAGCGTCGCCTGATTGCTGGCGTCGATGGTCACGCGGTCATCGCTCGCCAGAAAAATCTCCGACGGCTTGAAGATGACCAGCGAGTCGGCATCGACCGAATTCGACACGATGACCGGATAGCCCAGCAGCGTGCCACCCGTCGGCGTCATGCTGAAGCCGCTCGGCGCAACGCCGAGGCTCGTGACCATCAGACTCAGCCGGACGGCCACTTCCGGGGTCGTCACGATGACCAGCCCGTCGAGCGGCAGATTCGCCGCCGTCAACGTGCCGAGCGCCGTGTTGAGGTCGGCCATCAAGGCCGCCAGGGTCGTGCCCGATGCGTTCGGGGCCGACACGCCGTTGGTGATCGACGCCGGGTTGTTCGCCCCGGCCGTCTTGCTGATCTGGATGAACGCCTCGTCGAGAAACTCCGCGCACTGGTCGATCAGGTCCCGACGCACGGTCTCCTCGGCCGCCGGATTCGACAACCGGACGAGCTCCTCGGTCAGCACGACGATCCCGGCGACCTTGTGGTACCCGAGCGTGGTGCGCGAGAATGCCAGTTCGCCGACCGGCTTGGGATCCCCTTCGCCGACCCACGCGAACGTCGATCCGCCGGTCTGCGTGATGATCGGGATGTTGAAGGGCACGCGCCGGAAGCCCGAGACCCGACCGATGATGGTCTGCGGCATCAGGAGCTCGACGAACTCGGTCGCGATCGTCGACGGGTTGACGAGCTCGCCGCCCCAATCGTTCGTCGCCACGGTCGACGTGCCTTCGACGGCCTTGATGTAGGCCGTGACCTGCGGGGTCTGGCTGTTCCACCGCTTGGCATAGGCGAGCGTATCGGACATGCTGCCACGGCCGGCGGCCACCGCCATCGCGTAGCGGGTAAACAGCGTGCCCTTCGGCAGCGCCTTGACGTGGTCTACGACGTCGATCCGCGCTGGCGGGGTGCCCCGATGGCTGGCGATGGGCGTCAGCTGGCCTATCTCACCCGATCGATGCGCGGCTTCGATGGCACTGAGCCGGTCGACCTTGGCCGTCAGCGACTTCACTTCGGTGATGAGGGTCTCGCGTTCCGCGACGTCCCCATCCTCGAGGGTGCCGTTGTCTTCGTTGACGTCCAGCTCTTCGAGCCGGGCCGTCTTGATCTGGAGATTGGCCTTTTCGGCCGTCAGTCGTTCGGAGGTCGGTTGCATGGGAGGTCTCGGAACAGAACCCGTGGCGCCGGGAATGGACGAGGACCGTCGCGGGCCTGACGCGGCCGTGGACGTGTCGCAAGATTTGATCGAGGCAATCGTGGCTTGGCTGTTCGCCGGAACCGCCACCAGGGAAAGTTCGAGGACTTCGCTCTTGATAAACCGGATGCCGCCGGTCTCTTTGTTGAAGGATTGCTCAATCGACCGAAAACCGATCGAGACGCCGCGAATCAGGCCCGCTTTGACACTAGCCCAGGCGGTATCGATCCGGTCTTTCAGGCTGGCCGGTTCGTCCACGACGGGCAAATGGGCGGTGAAGTCGATGCCGTCTTTGGTGGCCTTCTTGAAGACCACCGTCCCGACTGGCTGATGGGAGTCGTGATGTAAGAGGAGCGGCAGCGTCGGGGCAAACTTGACGCCGAGCGGCTCGACGATGTCGCCCATGCGATCCGGTTCCGGCGTCGTGGCCGTGCCGGTGATGATCCGGCGCTCGACGTCGACAGACTTGACCGTGAGAAGCGAATAGGCGCGCTGCTGCACGCAGGTATCGTGCCGCAACTCCCAGGTCGACGTATTAATCTGTAGGAAAAAGAAAAGGCGAGCATCAGAACGATGCCCGCCTATGAATCGTGCCGGCCTTATCATGCCGGGTCACGTTATGCCACGCCGCGTCGAGACGTCTCTCGCCCCGCCCAGCCTGCCTTTTATCGCCCGGTCCCGTCTCTTCGTGCCCGATCTAGTCTTGTCCAGCCCGGCCTGCCGGCCTCGACACGTCGCCTCTCTCCAGTTCGAACCGCGCCTGACCGCGCCTGCCGTGTCTATCCTCGTCCGGTCTGTCCCGGCCTTACCAGGTCATGTCTGACCATGTCTGCCGCGCCCGTGCCTCACCCCGTCACGTCTTACCCTGACGGCCTGGCCTTGTTCAGATCACGCCCCGCCTCTTCGGGCCTCGTCGGGTCGGGCCGTGCCCCGTCAGCCGTGTCTATTCGCGTCTCGTCGGACCCCGCCCTGCCAGGTCAAGTCCAACCACGTCCAACCACGTCAGCCGTGTATCGTCACATCAGATTGGGTCGAGTTAAGCCCTACCATATCGTCTCCCGTCATGCCCCGTCAGCCGTGTCGTGCCCTGCCCAGTCAAGCCCGGTCGGGATCGGTCGGATCTTGCCTTATCCGGCCCAGCCTCGTCAGCCGTGTCATATCAAGCCGCGCGTCGTCAGATCTCACCTCGTCATGCCTCTACGCCGCCTTCTTATTCGACTCCGCGATCTTTTTCACACCGGCAATCTGCGCCAGCAGGGCATCGATCTCCTTGGACAACCCGAGCGGCGCCGCCAAGTCGTACGCCCGCCGGAGATGGCCCGCGGCCACCTCCAGCGTATAAATCAACGATTCGCGCGCCGACGCCGGGTCTTCGATCATGGCCTGCACCGACCGATAGCCACCGCCACCGCTTCGGCCTTGAGCCGATGTGTCGACGACATACGCGCACGACTTGATGACGCGTTCGTTGTGCGTGACCTGCACCGTCACCGCGCCGATGACCAGTCGCGCACAGTGCAGGAGTTGCACCTCTACCAGCTTCTTGTCGTTCCAGCCGCGCCAGACCGACAACGAATGCAGCGGACTCTTCGGCTTCCGCGCATCCGCCAGCACCCGGCGCGCAGACAATCGCCCGTGCCGATCCTCGAGCGTTTTGATGTGCTGGAGTTGTGCTTGCGTCAGCTTCATTACGCCACCCCTTTCAACTGCCGCGACGATCGTTCGGTCTCGAACCATGACAGCAGTTCGGTGCTTTCGTCATCGTGACAGGTGGGCGATTCCAGCGCCGCGACTTGCGCCTTGCGTCCGCCGTCCTTGATGATGCGCTTGAAGTCGGGATCATCGGCGCCGACGATCTTGAACTGCCCGTAACTCATGGCGCCCTTTTCCGGCCGACCGTCCCCGACACCGATCGTGATGCCGGCCGCGGCCAGCAGATTGAGCACCGCGTTGGCGCGAATCAGCGGCTCGACAAACGTGACGCGCAACTGACACGCCCACTCCGGCACGATGGCGCGCGTCCGCACATCCGGTGTCTTATTCATGTCCGCCGACCGCACGATGGCCATGAACAGCTTCGGCACGCCATACACGCCGACCATCTCGCCCTCGACATAGGTCAGCCGGCCGATCTGCGCCTTCTTCGCGCCCGGCATGTCGAGGGCCGCCGACCGCAACGCGCCCTTGAATGCCGTGGCCATCAACGCCAGCAGCGTCGGTCCGTCCTTGAGCGTGTACGCCGACGCCCGATACTCGTCCATCGGGTGATGCTTCAACGTCGTCGCCCGTTCGGCCGCGTTCTTGCGGCCCTTCGGCATCAGCAACTCGTGCTTCGCCTTCTCGCTCATGCGATTCAGCACGAGCGGACTGGTCCCGAGAATGCTGACGTTAATGCTGCTGGTTTGAACCTTGAGAACTTCCGAGACAACTTCCGAGGTGGGTGCGGTATTCTTCTTAGCAGCCATGATGCGTTCTCCTATCAGAACGACGTGGTTAGAGGTCGTGACGATGAGGGATTCATCGCGCGACCTCGCCTACCTTACTAGTTTCCTTCTTAGCGTGTCAAGTCCCCTACCGTAGCCGCAGAATCAGCACCGACCGCACAAACGCCGATACGCTTTGTTCGCGCTGGTTAGCCATCTTCACGAGCCGATCGTATTCGCCAGGACGCACCCACGCGGAGACTGACGTGCCCTTGACCGCCATCGGAGGCCGCCCGCGTGGCTTCGGCGGTATCCGCTCGTCAGCCATCAGCGTCCCCCTAAGACCAGCATGCGGAACTCCGTGGCCTGCGGCTTCCGGAGCCAGGCCCCCATCGCCTCGAGCAGCGCGTCGACGCCGTCGATCTTGTTCGGGCTCTCCGGCCCTTCCTTCTTCGGCAGGATGCTGTCATCGATCCGCCGCGTCACGGTGCAGTTACTGGCCATCCACTTCAGGCAGGAATTCCCGTCATGCCGGAACCGCCCATGCAGCACGCGCGTCTCGAGCTCCCGCGCCGGCGGCGTAAACGTCTTCGCATTCTTCGGCTCGACGACGGCCGGCAGCCCGTCCTTCGTCAACCGCTGGCTGATGTCGAACGACCCGAACTGGTCGAACACGATCGCCTTGACCTGGAATGTCTTGCAGTCGGCCCGGATGTCGGCCTCGATGACGCTCATGTCCAGCATCGGCCCCTCCGTCAGCCGCAGAATCCCCTGGGCCGCCCAGGTCTTGTATTCCGGGACCGTCCGCGCGCGTGCCTCGACGACGTCACGCGGCAGGTAGAGCGTGACGAACCCGTAGAGGATCCCGGCCTTCTCGAACACGAGCGCCTTCGCGGCGAGGTCATCCAACTGCGCCAGGTCGGCCCCCATCCAGCACGGCTGCCCGGCGAAGTCCGCTACCTTCAGCGTCGGATCCGCGCACGCGTCCCAGGACGTCATCGACAGCCACGAGCTCGCCGACTGCATCCACTGCGAACAGACCTTGACCCGAAACTCCCCCTCGACGCCCGGCGTCTGCATCGCGTCCGAACAATACCGCTGCACCCATTCGAGCTTCGGCGTCACCCCGAGCATCGGATTCGCCTTGACCCAGACCGCCGGATCGCGCCAGTCGTCCCCGTCATCGAGCGTATAGACCAGCCCGAAGAGGTGCTCCGCGTCGAAGACCCGCTGCAAGACCTTCGTCAGATGCGTCCGGAGCGCATACCCGACCGACAGCACGTCATAGCCGGCCGTCGTCGGCGCCAGCAGCAACGGATTCTCCCGGCCGCCTTGCGCCGACTTCAACACGTCATGCAGCCCGAACTTCTGCGCGTGCGACTCGTCGAGCACGATACAGCTCGGGTTCAGCCCGTCCTGGGTCGAGGCCTTCGCATTGATGGGCTTCGCCGTGCCGTCCCGGGTCACAATCGCGTTGGCCAGCGCCTCGACGCCCTGATTCCGCAACCACCTGGACGCGCGCGCCATCCGCTGCATAATGCCGAAGACGATCCGCGCCTGCACCCCGGTCGTCGCCCCGCAGACCACGCTGGCCCCCGGTTCCTGCTCGCGCAAGAGATGGAAGAACGCCACCGCGGCCATCAGCGTCGACTTTGCCCCCTTCCGCCCGAGCTCCAGATACAGCGTCGTGAACCGACGGCGCTCCAGGTCCGCCCGATGCCGCCAGCCGAACAGCGACGCCACCACAAACACTTGCCACGGCTCGAGCCGGATCGTCCCCGTCGCCCACTTCCCCTCGACGTGCGGCAACTGTTCCACAAACGCACACGCCGCCGTCGCATGCTCCGGACTCCACACGTAGTCCCACTCTTCATGCTGCCGGTCCCGCACGTGCCGCTCACACGCCAGCCGCACCCACGCGCACGCGACGATCGCCCCGCTCAGGACACCCGCCGCATACCCATCCGCCACCACGCCATAATCCCGAGACGTCGCCGGCTCGACCCCGTCCGCTTCAGGCTCAGACGGCTCACCGTCCCGCGCCCGTCCCGGCTCGAACGTCCCCCGTTCCCGCTTCTCGGCATCGCTCATCCGTGGCCGGCCCACGGGCCGCTTCACCGACCGATCTGGGGCGCCGAACACCGGCTGACTCTGCATCATGGGAGTGTCAAAACCATAACACCTGACGTGTCAATAATTTGACGGGTGTGATTAAGTGCC